GTTGGATAGTTCTTCAAGTTTCTTTTCAAGCTGCTCACGTGACATACCCTCCAGACCAGTTACTGTAACTTCTTTTCTATCTACATACTGACCTGCTAATTGACCAGATCGATATTCGGCATTGATCGCAGCAGCGTATTGTTTATCTTCTTCCGCTTTATCTGCAATCCTTTCTAATCTTTTATATCTTCGTAATTGATCTCCAGTGTATTTCTTAACTTCTTGTTCAAATCTTTTGTCATAGTATTTTGCAACATGAGGATTTATTTTTCTATTTAATAATTGTGATGCACATGACTTAGCAGTATTTTCATTAGCAGCATTAAAACCTGCTTTCAAATAAGCTTCGTGTTGAGTTATTGATCCATGCTCTGACACCATGATCTCCACAAACATTCTTTGCTTTGGAGTTAGTTCGAGCTCAGTCTTTAGTGAGTTCTTTTTCATTTACTTTTGTTTACGAATATATTGTTGTAATCTTTGTTTGTCCTTATCGCTTTTAGTATAAAGTTGCAAAGCTCTTGCATAATCAGTTTTTGCAGATGTTCTAGATTTTAATGGTTGCATCTTTGTTAAATCAGTAATTGTTTTACCAGATTTTTTAAAATAATTTTTAGCTGCTGTTTTTAAAGTTGTAGTAAGTAGTCCACCTAACATCATTTTTTTAATCATATAAATAATCCTTTTCTAGCTTTTATAACACCACCAAGTTTTTTTCTACCTAATTTTTCTGACATAAATTTTCTGACCGATTGTGATATAGCTTCTTGATTAGCTTTACGCTGCTCTTTAGTCATCATAGGTATTTGCATTGATTTACCTTTTTTATCAGATGCATAGGCTTTACCAAATATTTGAGGTCTTGGACCACCTTTTGGTATGCTTTTAGTTTTTGGAGCTTTTAGATAAGTTTCCTTATCCATAAATTTAGTTGATTTAATTTTTCTTTTAATATCTGACTTAACTAGATCATAAGGCACAACACCTCTTAAATGTCTAGGTAATCTCTTTTGTTGCCTAACCTCAGCTTTGTATTTTCTGAAACCTTTTCTGAATGCAGCTTTGGCTGTATCGAATATCAACTTTTTAATCATAATTTCTATTATATAGATTTTTCAAAGTAATTGTAAGTTCCCAAAAAACTTTCGATAGCGTTCCCGCAAGACTAGGTATAGTGGTGTATCCAAGATACACCATAGATACACCATAGATACACCATAAAAAGTGTCTTAAAGTATTGATATATATACATTATTCTTCTTCGGATACACCAGATACACCTCTTTTACCCCCTGAGCACTTTTTTATTTTAATTAGTCTGAAATATCTATATAGTAAAAATGTTTTATAAACATCTGCGGTCATTGGAAACCTCAATTCTGGTTCGGTTTCCGGTGGCCGTTATCACTTCTCCATTATCACTTATTACTTTAGAACGATTCTAAACTACATTTCATTGGACACACATCACCGATTATGGTACCTTTAATTATGGCTACAAAAAGTCATGTTATACCTTTTAAATTTCTGGGGTTATTTTTTATTGCTCTCTTAATAACCCCAGGGGTTAAATTTATTTTTCCACCATGACTACGCTAACTTTGTAATTTTTTTCTTAATTTCTCTTCTCTCTTCCTTACTACTCGCTTCTCGATACAATCTATACAGTTCTCTATAATTCAACCAAGATTGCTGTAGCTGTGTAAATTTTATTTTTTTAGATTTAATTAATTTTAAAACTTCACCACGGATCATTTCAGGATCCATATCAGCAGCCCAACACACATCTTGAAAATCTTTAGAATTACTCATGAACCACTTATAAGCATCTTCTTTCCAATACGTTTCTTTTTTAAATTCTGATGGACTCATCACATCTTCCAACGCCTGGACAAGAATTGCCTGGAACAAGCGTTGTTCTGACAGCTCCTTGGGTTTAGTTAGCTCCATCGCTAACTTAATTCCCAAATTTTTTAATAAGTTGGGTGAGCAGTTTAGCAAATTTATTTACCTCACGTTTAGGATATTTAGGTCTACCCCTGCTGGTCTCACTATGCTTTGCTATCTGATACTGATCATGAATTAGATCTATAAACTCATTACGACTCTCAGGATCCATGTTCCCTGCGTAATCAATCGTCTCTTGAGTGAGTTGTTTAGATGTCTTTTTAAAATCCATTCGCATAGCCACGATGCGGGAAAAGATATGGATTGGGAAAATACACCATGGCTATACATTCTTGACAACAAGTCTAAGGCCTTTAGCAGAAGCTGCAGCCTTTCTACCTGTCGCCCATCTTTTCTCAATTTTCTCAAGAAAAGAAAGACTGAAATTTCCTAAACCAAAGTCATTTCCACAATACAATTGAAACATTAAACTCGTTACTTCATCATAAGTTTTCTTATTAGGACACACCATCACTAGTTTGTCCAAAGCATTGTTTAATATTTCTTCACTACTTTTTTTAGCAGCTTTACCCACAAAATATCCTTTTGTTAAAAGTTAATTTTTGTGTTCGTTGTTCTGTGAAAATAAAGTGTTTTGAAAGCCCCACTTATTTCATTTAGGCTTAGGAATACGTTGATTCGATTAATAGATTAAATTGATCTTTATTGCAACCATAAAAAAAGGGCAGCGTTAGTCTCCCATACACTGCCCCCGGAAAGGTAAACCTTCAGTTCCTTTTCTATTTACTACTGAGCAAGCGCTTACCCTCAGCAAGTAAATTCTGTTTCATTGAATCATAAGATTTGCCTTCTTTTTTGGCTATTTTCCTTATTTCATCATCAACCAATTTAGCAATCATGCTACCTGGTCGTCTAAAACCATTCTTACCCATGGCTCTAATGATGCAGTATGACTCAATATCAACTGCACAGGATTTCCATTTATTGATGTCCATAGTTTATCTCCTAACTTTCTAGATACTCTTTGCTTTTATGAAATTCAACTAAATTTATTTTATTTTTAGCTGTTAATCCTGCGTTGTATATTCTCTCGATTATAGCAACATAGTCGGCAGTATTGGTCCCAGTTAAAAACCAAGAAGACTTAGACTTACATGCAGTTCTAAATCTCTTGTAATCAAACCTAGGATGTTTATCCGCTATAATGTATGAACACACCATTGAACGTTTGAATCTTTTATTTTTTGGAGACTCCATTCCATAAAAATATTTTTTCAAACCCATCAATTGAGATCCAATACGATCAGCATGCTCAATACCACCTGCAGGAATTACAAACTGTCCTGTTTTAAAGTCATGACTAATTCTTGACCACAGTGAAGTTTGTTTTAATAAAAGCACCACCATCTCTGCAACACTAATTCCATACTGTTGCATTTTGTTTCTACAAATTTGATAGTCTCTTTTATTTCTGGCACAGTGTTGATTTAAATAATCATCCATTGACCAGTTCTTACGACCTGTATTAAGTCTTGCAACATCCAATGGATCATCAGAATCCATAATGATGTAGGGCACCTTTAGGTCTAATTGTTTTCTGGCCTCAAGTGTATGTTGGCCATCAACAACTTCCATGTTTTTATTTACACGAATTGGATCGTATAAATCTTTTTCTGCAATCAACTTTTTAAGTTGCTGCACGTGTGTTTCATCTACAGGTCTATTACCTCTAGTTTTTTTGAACTTCGAATAATCCGTAGTTTCAAAAAATTTATTTTTAATTGCGTTATTCATCTTTTCCTCCTTTGGTTAGAACAACATTGTGTAAAATAATCCACCCATCATTAATAAAAAAACTTTAGGTGAAATTAACATTATGATTAGAAGTATAAAAAAGTATAAAACGTTTTTGTTATACATGGTCGCCCTCATCATAAAAGGCTGCCTTTTTATCTTCTTCATCTTGTATTGCAGCTATCTCTGAATAAACTAAATCAGATGCTACAAACTCATTGATTGGATACACAGGGTGACTCCATTCAAATTCCAATCGCACTTGTGCTAATCGTTTACGTTGATCTTTGAAATGTTGGTCCTCTACATCCATACCTTTACCATCTGGTGTTAGGTGTTGAGTCTTTGATAAAATAGAATCCATCTTTTTGATAAATTCTAAAAACTCTGGTGACTTAGAAAGTATATTAATTTTTTTCACGGATCCTCCAAAGT